CGCCAGCGGCAACAACATCGTGCTGGCGACTGACGGTAGCGCCACGATTGCCACGCTCAGCAGCACCACAATCACCGGCACCACAATCCAAGGCACGATCAAATCTGGTACAGCTAAAGCCTATAACTGGAATGGCGTAAGTACAAACACTTTCCTTGATTTTGAGAGCATTCCGAGCTGGGTGAAGCGGGTGACGGTGATATTTAGTGGGGTGAGTACGGATGGAACATCAAACCTGCTAATTCAAATTGGGGCTGGTTCTATAACAACATCTGGATATGCCAGCAGTTCCGGTTCGATTGCCGCAGCAGCAGCGGCTTCCACTGCTGGGTTCATACAATCTCAAAATATTGCAGCAGCAAGTCTTTATTGCGGCACTAGTCAAATTTTTCTTGTCTCAGGAAATACCTATGCAAACTCAGGTTTGCTATCAACCACAACTGCAAGTTTTAACTTTATTTCCGGCGGAAACATTACCCTTTCCGGCACCCTAGATCGCGTCCGCATCACCACCGTCAACGGCACCGACACGTTCGATGCCGGTTCCATAAACATCCTTTACGAGGGCTAAACCATGCATCGCATCGTTGTTGACGTTCAAACCGGCGAGCAGGAAATCGTCGAACTGACCGCCGAAGAAATCGCGGAAATCGAATCCCGCCCCGAGCCCGAGCCCGTCCCCGAGCTGACGCCTGCTGAAAAGCTGGCCGCTAGTGGGCTTACCGTAGAAGAACTCAAACAGCTCCTCGGTCTGGACTGATGGCCATTTCCCCTGGCACTTACAACATTACGCTCCAGCGCCGGGCGGATTACAGCATCCAACTGCAGTTCAAGGACAGCACCGACACCCCGATCAACCTGACCGGCTATACCGCTGCCTCACAGGTGTGGAACCAAGACCGGACCACCAAATACGCCGATTTCACCGTCGTTTATACAAACCGCAGCACGGGAACGATTACCATTTCGCTCACCGACGAGCAAACCGCGCTGTTCCCCAATGAGGCGTATTACGACGTACTGTTGACCAACGGATCCGGCCTCAAGGAGTATTACCTAGAAGGCATTGTTTACGTGTCCGAGGGTTATACGGCATGACCACCGTCAACGTCAGCACGGTAACCAATACCGTCACGGTCACTGAAAACGGCAGCACTACTGTCGTCACAGTCCCGCAGACCTCAACGCTGACGGCGACTACGACTGGTCCTCAAGGTGCCACTGGCGCACAGGGTCCAGCCGCCACCGTTGCAGTTGGCACGGTCACAACCGGCGCTCCGGGCAGCAGCGCGACTGTCACCAATAGCGGCACAACTGGCGCCGCAATCCTCGACTTCACCATCCCCGCTGGATCCACTGGCGCGACGGGACCGCAGGGTGCAACCGGACCAGCCGGACCCACTGGTGCAACAGGTGCCACCGGAGCGCAGGGACCAAAAGGCGACACGGGGGATACCGGACCACAGGGACCACAGGGCGATCCCGGACCGACAGGCGCCACGGGCGCTACTGGTGCAACAGGCGCCACCGGAGCTACGGGTGCTACTGGTCCTGCAGGTACTGCCGCAACGATTGCCGTTGGCACGGTCACCACTGGCACGGCGGGATCGAGCGTAGTCGTCACCAATAGCGGCACCAGTTCTGCTGCTGTTTTTGACTTCACCATCCCTCGCGGTGATACGGGCGCCACTGGAGCAACAGGTGCGACGGGTCCGCAGGGTGCTACAGGTGCTACAGGTGCAACAGGTGCAACGGGCGCTGCTGGTGCAGACGGCAAGACGATCCTTAATGGCAGCGGCGCACCCTCGTCTGGCTTAGGCGTTGATGGTGACTTTTACATCGACACCACTGCCGATGAGATTTACGGACCAAAGACTGCTGGCGCGTGGGGTACGGGAACAAGCCTGATTGGCCCTCAGGGACCGACTGGAACAACAGGTGCTACAGGGCCGCAAGGACCGCAAGGCATCCAAGGTGCAACTGGAGCCACTGGTGCAACAGGTGCGACAGGTCCGCAGGGTTTGCAAGGTGATCCCGGTCCCACAGGAGCCACTGGTGCAACGGGAGCCACTGGCGCGACGGGTGCGACCGGACCTGCCGGAACTGACGGCAAAACCGTTCTGAATGGCAGCGGCGCTCCGTCTTCCGGTCTTGGCGTTAACGGCGACTTTTACATTGACACCACCGCTGATGAAATTTACGGACCGAAGACGGCTGGCACGTGGGGCACGGGAACAAGCCTGATCGGTCCTCAAGGTCCAACGGGTGCCACCGGAGCTACTGGCGCAACGGGTGCAACAGGCGCTACAGGCGCCACGGGTCCGGCTGGTGTGGTCGCTGCCACGGCTCCGATCAGCTACGACAGCGGCACACAAACCGTCAGCACCAGCATGGCTACCAACAAGTTGCTGGGACGCTCAACTGCTGGAACGGGTGTTGCTGAAGAGATCACGATTGGTAGTGGTTTAACGCTTTCCGCCGGTACGATTAGTGCAACAGGTGGAGGCGGTGGCAGCTCTACCGGCGGCAACCTTTACCTCAACAGCGTTTGTATTTAAGCCATGGCCGCCTCACCCGCATTTATCTCAACACCGCGCATCGGGCGCCTGTCGCTCAGCACGGCAAACACCGCCACTGATGGCACCGGCACGATCAACGACCTGATTGTTGGTGTGTCTGCTGGCACCAGGATCTTGAGCGTAAACGTCCAAGGCACTGCGACGACGGTTGCGGCACTGGTAAACCTGTTCCTGTACGACGGGACGCAGTGGGACTTGTTCGATCAGATCACGATCAGCGCCACGACGGGTAGCAACACAACTAAGGCTTACAGGCTGGTGACCGCGTACACGGATCTGGTGCTGCCAAGCGCGAGCCACAAACTGGGGGCGACGATCACAGTTGCTCCGACGACTGGCACCGTGCGTGTGCTGGCGTTCGGGGGTGATTTGACATGAACCTAAACCCAGTTGGCTGGGCGTCATCGTCACTGCGGATTGTTGCCAGGCTGTTCAATAGTGGCGTCAACAGCACCATGCCTGTCACAGCGATCAGTGAAACGCCGGTTGGCGTGGCCGATGCGGATATTGCACTGGTCGCCAAAGGCACAGGTGCAACATTGGCTCAGGTGCCGGATGGGACAGCGGCGGGCGGTAATAAGCGGGGAACTAGGGCGACGGATTGGCAAAAAACAAGAACAGCCGCCGCGCAAATTGCATCCGGTGCCAGCAGCGGCATAGTTGCTGGCGAAAGTAATACTGCTTCCGGGCAATGGACTTTTGTGGGAGGTGGTGTGGATAACATCGCCTCAGCAGTTTCAAGCACTGTTGCGGGCGGTTTTGACAATATCGCAAGCGGTCAATACAGCGGAGTTGTGGCTGGGTATGGCGCACGCGCATCCAGCAACTACAGCTTCGTCGGCGGCGGCCAGAGCAACACCGCCCAAACCAACACGCACGCAACGGTGTGTGGGGGACAGGGCAATACGGCGAGTGGCGGGTCGGCATTTGTGGGGAGTGGGAACTTTAATACAGCAAGTAGTACTCGGGCTGTTGTTGGCGGGGGACAAGTTAATACTGCATCTAACGTATATACAAGCATTATTGGTGGCGGAAGCCACACCGCGTCCGGCTACGCCAGCGTTATTTGCGGCGGTTTTGGTAATACTGCTTCTGGTCTTAACAGTTTTGTAGGCGGCGGCGAGAATAATACCGCTTCCGGTGCTTACTCTTTTATTGGCGGAGGTTTTTATGGAACAACCCGTAGTATTAGGGGTTATCACGTTTTTCCTGCATGTGAAACACCTATTACAACCGTTCAAGGCGTCACCCAATCCGCCCTCCTTCTTCTAGCCCGCCAAACCACCAGCGACGCAACAACAGTCCTCACCAGCAACACCAGCGCCGCAGGCACCACCAACCAAGTCATCCTGCCTAACAACAGCGCCTACAGCTTCTCGGGTGAGGTGATCGCTGGCGTGACTGGTGCTGGCAACACTGCCCGCTGGACGATCAACGGTGCCATCAAGCGCGGCGCCAACGCAGCCTCCACCACCATGGTTGGTACGGCCACCGTCACCATGACCCACAACGACGCAGGCGCTGCAGCATGGGTGGTTGCCGTCACCGCAGACACGACCAACGGCGGCATCAAAGTGGAAGTGACTGGTGCAGCAGCCACCACGATCCGCTGGGTCTGCAAAATCAACACCACGGAGATGACCTTCTAATGGCCTTCACAAGTTCCCTAGCTGAAACCAACATCGGCATCCCGCTTGCCGACACCTACGCCCGCATTACCTTGATGCGCTGCGATAAAGAACAGTGCCTGATGCAGGTTTCGCATTATGCCAATGCTGATGCACGGCACGCCAACGCCAGTCCGGTGTTCGATTGCACGGTGTTTGCACCCACGGCAGAACTGCAGCCCGGCGCTGATCCGCTTGCCATTGGCTATGCCTGGCTCAAGACCCAACCCGAATACGCCGACGCGGTGGATTGCTGATGGCTGTTAAGTCAAAAACCGGCGTTGCCCGCGTCGAACACAAAGCCGGCAGACCCAAGCGCACAAGGCAAGGCCAAGGACAACACAGCCTGCCAAATCACGGCAGGAAAAAGACACGCGGGCAAGGTAAGGGCTAATGCAACCGCCGGTCCTGCTGCCGGCACTGCCACTTGCTAATCCGCCTGAGATCCCAGCGCCATGGCTGGAATTACCTCGGGCGGTGGTGCCTTCTTATACGCCGATGGTGTATCCCTACGCCCCGGTCAACGACGTAGGCATACCACCCGCGAGCCAGGAGCAACCTCCCGAGAAGCCTGCTGCGACACCAGCCATAGCACCGGCATCAATACCGCCAATAGCAATCCAACCCCCGCCAGCGTGGGAGCCGTCGCCCGAAAAAGAACCAGCCAAAACGATTGAGGCTCCTGCACAACCAACTAGCGCAGAGACAACCACAATCACATTACCGGGCACCGCAATACAAATCCCTGTGCCAAAGGCGGAGATTTTGAGCGCCGCAGCAACCACCAGTGTGATCAGTGTTGCCGCCACGCTTGGTGCGACAGCATTGTTTAAGCGGTTGGTGTCGCTCTTCAAGCCAGTGATTAGCGTTGCGGTAAAACGGTTGCAGAAGATGCGGGGGAAGCCGGTGAAGTCTTGGGCGCGGCAGCGATTGGCACAACGTCACTGCAGATCGTTGCAAACGGCGATCCCGGCGCAAAAGTAAAACCACTCTTCATGACCTCGGTGCATTTGATCAGACGCACCAGTTCGTAGTCCAGCCGCTCCTTCTCTAGCTTGCGTTTAGCTAGCTGCTTACACAGGTTGACCATCTCAAAGTCCAACGGCACACTGAGGCTGACCTGTGCGCCGAAGTTAGCGTTGCGCGTGTAAGGCGCTTCTAATTGATATATATCGTTGCCCAAGTAAAAGGGCGTGAACACCATGGTGGCGCTATTGCAAATGTGCCCGCCACCAAAGCCTTGTTGGCTGTAACTACCTTGATTGATCTGGACAGCTTGATTACTCACGCTGCCGGTTGAGGTCGCCACAGGATTAGCGATTGCCGTGGTGCCGCCGCTGTCTTGTGCCTTGGCTGGCAAGGCTAGGACTACTGCGAGAAGACAGACAGCGAGTTGGTGGTGGCGTTGGTTGTAATGGTGCGGGTGATGTCTGTCTGTTCGACGATGCCAGCGGCACGGGTTACCACTTCCAAGCTGTAGGTATTGCCAGGGGTTGTAACGCTGAAGGTAGTACCAGCGGCGTTGATGTCCCCGCTTGGCGTCACGTTGGTGGCTGACACACTGCGATAAGCGCCACCAAAGACCTGCGTCTGGATCGTTTCGTTGATGGTCTGCGTTGTGGTGGTCGTGCTGGTCATGCTGCCCTGGGTGAAGTTGGGCGTGACCGACTGAGCCATTGCCGGAACGGGAAACACCAAGACCAGCAGCAGAAGACGCCATTTCATGGCTTTTTTGCAGGTGGACGCGATGGTTTCACTGTAGGAGCCGATGTTTCATCGCGTTCCATCTTGCTAATGCCGTACCAAGCCAGCGAGCCGGTAAAGATGCTGGCAATAAAGGTAGGGTCCATTTTAGGCAGCAAACCGGCATAGCTGGCAGTCAATAAGGTTGCGGTCCATGTGAGCACCGACAGCCGGACCAGCTCGGCAATCCGAGTGTTATTAGGGGACCGGCGCCGAGGTGTTGCCATAATGAGAGCGTAGCTAGAGCCCTGAACGTGGTTGAGATTCTTGCTGCTGTTACAGGAGCCAGCATCTCTGTAGCGGCAATGGCTTATACAGGTGTTTCACGCCGCAGCGGCGAAAGCCGGGACTCTGTGCTCAGGCTGACGATGGCAGTAGAAAGCGTTGCTGAAAAGATCCAGCAACTGCACGACGACTTCCGTACTGATCGCGTAGAAGTTTTCGGTCGGTTAAACCAGATCGAGCAGCGGATCGCCAAACTTGAGGTCAAGCCTTAGCCTGAGGTGTCTGCTTTATTTGTATGACCGCTGAACAGCTTGCCATCGCTGGCG